ACTTTTACAACAAAAAAAATTAATGTCAGCTTTTGGTACAGGTATATCTAAGGATGATGGTATGTATGTATTTGAGAGCGCTAATCTTTATCTTAGAAATAAAATATTATCATGGAATATTAGCAGCATTGATCTAACAGGAGCTAGCGTTTTAAAAGGAAGTAATAGACTAGGTTATAATTTTGAAACTAAAACATTTATCAATAATAGTTATGATTATTCCACTTCAATATCTAAATATACTATGTTAGGTAAAAAAACCTTATTTACTGATATAAGTGATAGTACTACAAGATATGTACTTGATGGTGAAAGTGATTCTGATATTATTGACAACATATATTATAGTAGATTCATTAAGAAATATTGTTTACAGCAGTGTGTTTCAATTGTAACAAGAGGATGTGAAGGAAGATATGCTGGTGGTATGATAGAAATAAATTGGCTTAGTACTAGTGGTAAAGAGAAAACAAATTTATTGCTTAAGGGAAAATATCTTATTAAGTCTATAACTCATAGTTTTACTAATGGTACACCACAATATAAAAATAAAATGGTATTAATTAAAAATGCTTATAGTGATATACATCATAAGACACTTGTTAAATCAGTTAAGACTAATATATCAGGTGTTAGGAGTGCATAATGATAAAGAATGAACCACAAGATTATCAGTTAGCAAGACAAAAACTTGAAGGTATATATCGCGGTGTGATTGAAGCAAATGATGACACTTTAAAAGCTGGTAGATGTAGAATAAGAGTTTTTGGCGTCCATACAGCTACTAAAATCAAGACCGATATTGAAGGTATACCTACAGATGACTTACCTTGGGCTGAGCCTGTTATGGGTCTATTAGAGGGGTCTGTGTCGGGATTTGGTTTATGGTCTGTTCCTTTACAGGGATCTCATGTAATGTTATTTTTTGAAAATGGAAATATAATGCAGCCAAGATATTTTGCTACTGTGCCTGGCATACCATCTGTTGCACCAGATATAGAGCAAGGTTTTAATGATCCTGATGGCACATATCCAATATCAGAAATATTAGCACCTCATAAACCAAATGCATTAAATGAGGCTGATGTCCATAAATTAGCAAGAGATGTTACTACAAGTACTATAGTCGAATCTAAAAATGCTGCAAGAGATTTAGCAATATCAAAGGCTGGTGGTGGTACGTGGGACGAACCAGCATCAGGATATAATTCAGTATATCCAAATAACATAGTACTAGCAACACATGGTGGTCTGACTGTAGAAATGGACAATACACCAGATAACAGAAGATTTCATATATATCATCCATCTAATACTTATATAGAAGTTTTTGAAAATGGAGATGTTGTAATTAAGAATAATAATAATAAATATGAGATAGTAACAAATGATAAAAATATTCATATTAAATCAAATGAAAATAAAACAATAGATGGGAACAAGACAAAAAAGATTGGTGGTAATGATACTATAAATATAGCTGGGAATAAGATAAAAGATGTTACAGGCAATGATAATATAACTATAAAGGGTGCTGTAACAAAAAGTGTTACAGGAAGTCATACTGAAACAATTGGTGGTACAATGAATATCACTGTAACAGGAAATTGTACTATAACAGCTCCAACGATTACAGCAACAGGAAATTTTATATCAACAAGTGGTACGTCAGAATTATCAAAACAAGGGCCACAAAAAAAATTAATGAATGAAGATCTTATAGATATATTTAACAATCATACTCATAGTGGTGTTCAAACTGGTATAGGTACTACAGGAGCTGTAAATTCAACATCAGCATCATTGACGCAAGCGACAGCAAATTCAACAGCTAGTTAATCTATGCCGTAGGGCTTAAACCCTAACTCAACCATTGATATTAAAGGATATACAATATTATGTTGGGATTAAAGAGAATGTTGTAAGACCTTATATATCAATAGTTTACAAAGATTTTATAAATATTATAGGATATATTATAAGATTTAAGATAATAAATCTTATGCCGTAGGGCTCAAACCCTAACTCAACCATTGATATTAAAGGATGTAAGAAAAAAGGAAAATAAAAAATGCCAGTTTATTCAGATATAGATATTGAATTATCAAGAGCAACAGATGGTGATATAACAAGAGATACGGAATTTGATGCTGTTGAAAATTCATTAAAGAACATAATAACAACAATGCAGGGAAGTAGAAGAATGTTACCAGAATTTGCTGTTAATATATACCAAACTCTTTTTGAACCAATGGATGAGAATACAGCTTATACTATAGGTACTAAAATTCTTGAAGCTATTGAGCAATGGGATGATAGAATTATTATTAGTAATGTAAATATTAATGCTAACTATGATTCAAATCAATATGAGGTAAAAATAGATTATGGTATTAAAGACTTTCCACTTTCAGAAACAAGAACAGTAGATTATATATTAAGACAGGATTAATTATATGAGATTTATCAAATACTTACAAGAAGCATTAACTTTAAAGCAAGTCAAAGAAATCAAACCTGCTATACTGTCTAAAAAATATAAGACATATCTTAATAAAGTCTTTAAAGGTGAAGACAGGATATACCTTGATTTTGATGCTAATAAAGAAGACATTAAACCTCCTAAGGCTATAGATAATTTTATTAAATCTAATAAGTTAAAGATTGTTAATTATAAGAAAGGTATTGTACAGTCGGGTAAAAAAATATTAAGACTTGGTAAAGTGTTGTCTAAAAATAAAGAACAAGATCTATTAAAAGTATTTATTAATGACAAGAGAAGAACTAGTGGTAAGAAAACTGATTTGCTTATAGTTATATCCAGACATCCATATGATTTAGCTGGCATGAGTACTGACCGTGGATGGACAAGTTGTATGGACTTACAAGGTGGTATGTTTCAAAAATATATACATAAAGATATAAAATACGGTACTTTAGTAGCGTATATTATTAATACAAATGATAAAAATATTAATAAGCCTATAGGAAGGATTCTTATAAAACAATTTATAAATATAGATAATGAAAAGGATATGGTACTTTATCCAGAGAAAAAAGTTTATGGATCTGATGTCTCTGGATTTAGAAAAAGAATTATAGCATGGCTTAAGACTTTTCAGAAGTTTAAAGGTACATATGAAATAAATCCTGAATTATATGTTGATACAGGGACAAATGTTATAGGTTTAGGTTATAAAGATAGCTCTGACTTTAAAATAAGGGGATTATATTATCAAAATAATCCAGATGATAAAGATGCTAAAAAAGAATTTATTGATATTATAAGAAAACAATATTATCAAAATCATCCAAATGACCCTGATGCTAAAACAGATAATGATTATGGTATTAAAAAAAGATATTATGATAACCATCCTGAAGATAAAGATGCTAAAACAGATGAATATCAAAGTATAAGAATGGAATATTATAAAAAACATCCTGAAGATAAAGATGCTAAAAAAGATAGTGATAATGATGTAAGAAGGATATATTATGACCATCATCCGAATGATAAAGATGCAATAAAAGACGTTGATAGTGAAATAAGAATAACATATTATAAACATAATCCTAATGATCCTAATGCTAAAATAAATGACAATGTAAATATAAGAAAGGCATATTATTTAAAAAATCAAGATGATAAGGATGCTAAAAAAGATAAAAGTCTTCATATAAGAAGATTTTATTATGACAATCATCCGAATGATAAAGATGCTAAAACAGATGAATATCAAAGTATAAGAATGGAATATTATGAAAATCATCCGAATGATAAAGATGCTATGAAAGATCCTGGTAATATTGTAAGAAAACAATATTATCATAATAATCCTGAAGATAAAAATGCTAAGAAAGATGATAATACTCGCATAAGAGAATTATATTATTATAATCATCCGAATGATAAGGATGCTATGAAAGATGATTGGCATTATATAAGAGAATTATATTATGAAAATCATCCAGAAGAAGAAAAAAAGAAATAAGGAGTACAAATGACTACATTAGTCCCAGGTTATTTAGATATAGATTACAACACATATATACAAAAAATAAAAGAGCAACTTCAAGTTGACCCTGTATTTGCTGATTATAATTATGAAGGTTCTAATATAGCAATTCTTATAGAACTTATGGCATATCTTGCTGATATTAATACATTTCTTTTAAATAAATTAGCAAAAAATATTTATATTGATACTGCTGATACATACGAAACAGTACATATGTTATCACATTTAAGAGGATATAATCCTAGTGGTTATAGATCAGCATCAACTACTGTTACAGTATCTATAGGCGCTTCTGCTGGTGTGTCTATAGGTGATACTATCTTAGTATCACCTTGGAAAACAATAACATGTCCAGATGCTACTGATACAGCAGGTAATGTTATAAAATTTTCTACTACCGCAGAATATACAGAAACAATTCCTTTATCAGCATCATTTCCATATACCATTTCATTATATGCTAGACAAGGTGATGTTACTGAATATACATATACTGGTGATGATATTATTAATTATAAATTGTTTTTACCTAATGAAAATTTTGATTATGATAATGATTTAGATGATCAATCACCTTCAATACAGGTTCAGATAGGTGATGATATATGGGACCGAATATCTGATTTTTATGATAATTTATCAGGTCTTTATACAGAAGATGATGTTTTTATGTTCAAATATGATAAATATGAAAAATATTTAATAGAATTTTCATCATTAAGAAATTATCCTGCTTCTACTGAAGATATTACAGTAACAGTATTAAAATCTTTAGGCGCTGCCGGTACTGTAGGTGCGGATAATATTACTTTACCGGAAACCAATTTTTTATATAATCAAACTACTTCAGCATGGTCTTCTAATGATTATTTAACAGTAACTAATACAGATGCTACAGTAAGTTCGGCTGATCCAGAAACAATAACAGAGATTGTAAATGCTTCAACAGGTGTTATGCATTCACAATATAGAAATGTTACAGCAAAAGATTATATATCTCATTTAGAATCAAGATCTGATGTAGATGTTGCTAACGTATGGGGTGAGCAAGAAGTAGCTCCATCTGGGAGTGTAACTGATTATAATAAAGTTTATGTATCTGTTATACCTAATGAATGGGGAACAAGTACTATAGAAACATCAGCAGCAAGTGCTGGTATAGAAGAACCTTATGAATGGTCTGAAACATATCAAGATCTTCTTTCAGTATATCTTGAACCAAGAAAAATGCTAAGTGCTTATGAAGCTTATGAATTACCTGAATTGATTTATTTTAAAATTGATATGGGTATTAAAATTAAAAGAACGTATACATTTGCTAATGTATCTAATGATGTTAAAAATAAATTAACATACTTTTTTAGTACTACAAATAGAAGCTTTAATGAAACTATATCATTTATAGATATAATAGAATTCATAACAGATACTACTATTGAATCAACAACAGATGATTTTGATCAAATAAAGGGAATACAAACTCTTATAATAAGAAATATTGATGTTCTTAATGCTACAGTATATGAACCTAACACTATAGGTAATGATCCTCAATTTACTGTAGCATCATCAACATATACAGGTGAAAATAAGTTAAGAAAAATAACACTAGGTAGTAATCAATATCCTGCAATATCTATAGATGATTGTGTATTTACAGAGGAAACATAATGAGTAAATTTATTGATATACCATATTTTATAATGGAAGATTTTATAGATGTTATTAAACCATATGAATATGATTACCCAACAACAGGCCATCTTACAGGTCCTAAAACTGGAATAACAGCAAAGTATGGTTTTGGTCTTGATTTATGGATTAAAGATAAACAAGATGATAATATACCTGCAGCTACTGATAAATATGGTTATTATAAAATTAGAGGAATACCTATAAGTGGTACACCAACAGATAACATTTATCAATTTCATCTTGAAACTACTAATTATAGACCATCAATATTAACTGTAGATGAATTAGCATTATATGCTGGATATGATGTTTATTTTATAAAAAAAGAGCATCAAATTCGTGAATTTATTAATAATACATCTGAATATGAAGATTATGTTAATATTAATAAGATATTTTTATATTTTGGTAAATTATATCCTTTAAGCGATGGAAGTGGTAAATTTAATATAGTATGTAATAATTTTAATAATAATGCTTTAAAAGCTCTTCCTATAGGTAATAGAACAACTAATCTTAAACAATTATTTAGCTTATTTTTTGATAAGATATATAGTAAATGTTATAATTTGTCAAAAAATACATGGTCTATGGTTGATCCAGATGAAGTTCCTGAAAAATATCTTGAATATATTTATGATATTTATGATATGAATTATTTAAGTGATTTGGATATTTTAGATAGAAGATCATATGCTGCTGCATTACCAGATTTACTTAAAAGAAAAGGAACATATTCATCATTATATATTGTTTTTAGATCTGTTATACCCTTTACATCTAATTATCTTAATGTATATGAAAGATGGCATGATGTGTCAATAACAGAAAATATAAATGATAATTTTGAAGATCATTTATATACTTCTTATCCTGATTATGGATCAGCAACATTAAGTGCCGGAGCTGGTGCTGAATATTATGAATCATTTGGAACATATCCTGATATTGCAAGTAAAGTAATATCACCACATTATAGAACTGAAATAGATTTAAATAATGAATCTTATGGTAATGACTATATTTTTAATGAAGATTTATCAGATCGTCTTGTAGCTGCATGGGAAGAAATAAGACCTGTATGTAAATATGCTCATTATTCATTACTTTTATCACCAATATCAGATTTTACAGGGTCTTTTATAGCTCTTTATGATACTGGAGCTACAGTTGATACTAAATGTTGTAAACCAATAACAATATTGGATGATAAAGTATTATATAGACGAGAAGGTGCTAGTATATCATGGGATGTTATACATAATCTTGATAGTAAAAATGTTGTAGTTCAATTTTTTAGCTTAGATTTAGAACAAATTATACCATCTAATATTGAATATTTAACAATGAATTCAATAAAAGTTACATTTGGATATGCTACATCTGGTCTTGCAGTAATAACTTTACCAGATTATACACATACTCAATCTAGTGGTGCTTCAGCATGGTCTATAACACATTCATTAGCAGATAATTTTCCATTAATACAAATTGAAGATTTAACAGATAGTCATTTCTTTCCATTAAATATAACATCTGATGATGCTAATAATATGACTGTAACATTTATAGAAGATACTACAGGATATGGTATTGTTGCTTCTGGTGAATACACACATACTCAATCATCTGCAAGTACTTTATGGACTGTTGAGCATAATTTAGATGCTTATGCTGTTCAAGTACAGTGTTATAATTCTAGTAATGAATTAATGTATCCAGCTACTGTAACTATAACAACAAATAATATAGTAACATTAACATTTTTTACAGCCGAAGCAGGTCATGCTGTAATAAAAGCTATTAGTAAAAGTGCATTTAGTATGTCTTCTATAACAGGAAATATTAGTTACGCTAAAGTCGGCA